ACTCCATCTAGGCCAATTTCCCATGAAATGAAAGGATTGCCTGCATCCATTGCATAGACCTCAGTTAAAGTCTCTTGGAGATCAGTTACCTTGCCCTGAACCGCATCTAACATCTTGGTATATTTTTCAATATCTGCCATGTTTTCTTCAGCAATAGCTTTCATAAGCAATAAACGGATTCTTTCTTCTTCTGAAATCTTGCCCTTAAGAGCTGCTTCAATCTGAATCTTCTGAAGGTCAAAGGTTGCTTTAGCTTTGGCTAACTTAAGGTTCTCTTTAGATACCTTGAGGGTTGCCTTATTAACTGCTAACTGGGCTTTACCAGTTCCATTATCAACCTGACCAGATACAGTCATTGGTGTCTTAAATGGTCTTGGCTGTTGCTTAAATGCTTGGGCTGCATTCAATAAAGTGTTTATGCCTAATGGGTCACTAAGCAACTTCAAAGCAAATGAAGCTCCTGGAATCTTTTTTAATTCTGCTATTAAGTAAGCAGTACCAACGGTAGCATCTGAAATCTTTTGTGCGTATTTTTCAGCAGCGGATGTAGCCTTACCCATTCCTTGATCACCTGAGACAATTTGAAGGGCATCTAATAAACCTGCGCCAATCGTCTCTTTAACATTATTAGCAGCTACAGCAAGTTTGTCTAATGAACCTTGATAGCCACTTGCAGCAGTTGTAGCAGCTCCAGCGAAAGTAAGTGATAATTGGTCTGTAATCTCCTTAAAAGATTTAGTCTTAAGGTCTGCTTTAGATATACCAACACCTAGTTTGGATAGTGCAGTGTTATTGCCTAGATATGCCTTGCTTAAGGCCTTTGAGACCGCACCTAAATCAAGAGAATTAGCAGCACTGACATCCATCGCAATGCCCATTAGTCTTTGGGCTTCAGCAGTATCGCGTGTGGCTACCGCTAGAATCTGATAACTCGGACGGAGTTTGTCATCAATTATGCCGAACTCGCTCTGAAGTCGCTGAATGTAGGCTTCTGAGGTAGCGGCATCTCTACCAAGACCGACATTCTTTAGAGCTAGTGCTAATTGCTGTTGAGCCTTCTGATCTTGGGCTGCTGCTTTAACTGAAGCCTTTGCATAACCAAGAATGGCAGCAGTACCTAAAGTAATTCCAAGTGTCTTGGCTAAACTTTTAGCAGACTTGGTAAGTTTATCTGTAGCAGTTTCTGCCTGCTTAAAAGCCTTCTTGCCAGTAAATTCTGCTGCGACATCAATAATAATGCTCATGCTGTTGCCTTCTTAAAGTCGTTGCTGGCCTTTTCAATAGCTCTTAAAACGCCATCACGAGCTGCGCCTCTATCTTCTTCATAGGCACGAAAGAGGACGCGTCCGCGCTCTTTGTCTTTACCCTTAAACTCTCCAGCAGATTTATTATTTTGATTCTGGACAAAGCGACTAGATGGAGTCTTGCGACCCATAGTTTCATATATGGCACCAGCTGCGGACTTATTGAATAAACGCGCTAGTGATCTAAAGCCTCTACTGTTGGGCTTAGATGGAGTGGTTTTATATGAAATGCCTCGTCTAGCAGTGCTGGCATCATAAAGTGGAAACCTGCCAGTGTAATTCTCGCGAGAACGCCAACCTGAAAGGATTGAGCCGTTATCTGGCAAATACCCTTTAGCGACCTTCACAACAGGTTTTAAGGCTGTTGCAATCTCTTTTGGCATCTGCTTAGCCAAATCAGGAGTATAGGCGCGTAAAGCCTTACGGAGACTAACCGCGCCCTTTACGCTTACTGGCATCGCTTATCTCCTTTGCTTCATCGTGTAAGCCTTGTAGTAATGCTTTAAGCATTGGCTGGTCTAGCTCTAATAAGTGTTGTGGCGCAATCCCCAACCTAATGCTTAGCCTAGCAATAAGGTAAGTGAATGGAAGATCGCGCTTTAAGACAAAGGGTCTGAGTCCAGCACCTCGACATTTTTAAGTGTCTCGATGAACTCAATCCCGAATGGCTTAACCGTTTCACCCGAACGGCGAAGAACTTCCCATGCAATCCAATAGACATCCGACTGACGCTCTAGATCTCTAAAGGCCTTATGGAAACCTAGCTTTGCGTATTGCTCAAATGCATACTCCACTGCTGGAGTAATCTCACCTTCAACTACGCTTCCATCTGTACGAACTATCTTTAGTTTTGCCATGTTTAGCCCCTTTGTTTAATTGTTTAGAATGTGCCTGTTGTAGCCACTGCAACTGTTGAGTTAGCAGTGAATGTAATTGACTGTGTGCCAATATCGCCAACAGCACCATTGATGTCTGTTGTGTTATTGACTAGCAATGAAACTGTGTAAAGAGGGTTGGTAGCAGATACTGCTGTTCCTTTTGTCTGTAGGAATACACATGTAACTGTTGTTCCCCACGCAGCTTGAAGTGTTGCAAGAACATTTGCTGATGCTGTGTCATTAAGGAAGTCAATAGTGACAGTTGATGCTTCCAATCCTTTTACAAATTTGTGAGAGGAGTCACCCATTGCGGTGATTTCCAGTTCATCAAATGAACGATTGATTGTTACTGCTGTGACATGGTCAGAAAGATCAACAGTGTTAATCTTAACGCCTACATTGTTATTTAGAAATACAGCCATTAGGATTATTCCTCGTCTTTCTTAGTAGTTGCTGGCTTTGGTGCTGGTGTGCTAACCTGCCCGATTTTCTTCAGGAAGGCTTCGTTCTCTTGTTCCCACTCGGACATATTAACTCCAACTCGTAAGGATTGATACGGACATCTCGCAGCTGAGAAGGTCTCCCGAAGCAGCATTGAGAACACTAGGCGCACTTATTGCGCTTACATTATAGGTCAAAGAAGATGCAGCTAACTTGGCGAACACGCCACATACAAAATCTTCTATGCCATTGAGGTTGCCCTCGTTATCGAAAAGCGGGGTGGTAATAATCAGCTTGAAGGATGCCATTGGACTAATCCCAATATGCTGATTATTTGTCGGAGTAATATAAGGATCATCTGGACTTACAATAACTGAATTAGCCAGGACTGTGGCAGGCGGGAATGCAAAGACTTGGTACTTCGTGTTATCGACTAGAGCTGTTGCTAATGTCGTTCTAAGAGTAGTGAGAGCAACTGTCATTATCCCACCATCGAGCGAGGGTCTAGTGCATGTGCTATCAATCCTCGCACCTTAGCGAGAAGCTGTGCGCTCATTCGATAAGGGGAAGGCTGGAAATCAACAAGGTTACTGCCTGAAAGGGTCGCAGTACGCGCTTGCCATATTTCAACAGCGATCATCAAAGCTGCGTTTTGAATGGCTGTATCGGTTGTGTAATCAACTGTTGCCACGGCTGCAACTTGTCCAAAAGGTGTAACTGTATGTTTAGGCTGTGCTGTTGGGGAGCCTGTCACCGCATAAGTGATAGATATATCGCTCATACCAGTAATCGCTTTAGATCCGTTATGTGGTGCGCCATTACCAGTAATAGTTACTGTTTGACCTACATAAAAAACATCTTTTATGGATTCATTAAAATATAGTGTGCCCTCTGTTGTTGTGTTGCTGTGTGCCACATTAAATGTGTAGTTGTTCCATAGCATTGGAAGTAGGACTGCATCAGATGCATCACATACTTCTTGAAGGACGGCATCAGTATACAAAGTACCGACTCCGAGAGTTGTTCGGAGTTCTGAAACTGTTGTAAGCGACATGCTATATCCTTTCTAAAGACTAAGAGGGGCAGAGGGCTACTGCCCCTCTTAGCGACTTAGGGTTGCTTAGGTAAGGTTGAACTTACGGATAGCAAGTGGGTTCTTGACTGCGATAGCCAAGTAACCATAGACAGCGATTTCAACCTGTCCTGAACCTAGAACCTGAACCTGCAAGCGAGTTGTAGGTGATTCGTAAGTTGTGTATGACTCTGGTGAAACGATGTAGCAAGAGTTATCAATAACTCCAGATACTCCGATGTTTGGATCAACATAAAGGTTGAGTCCAAGAATTGAGCCAGTTAGAGCTGTTGGAGCAGCTGCACCTGAAGCGTTAGCTGGTTGTGATGCTGTGTAGAGGCTACGACCTGTTGAATCTGCGTAACCCATGATTGCAGCCCAGACATCTGTTGAAGCAACAAGGTTACGAGCGAATTGGCCTGCTCCCTTGTAAGCAGCAGCAGTTTCTGTTGCTACGAATGATTGGAATCCTGCTGCTGTTGCAGCTGTTGTTGATGCTGCTGTACCGCCTGCAAGAAGTGCTGCAATTACTGCTGCATCTGTTGCGTTAGCGTATGCATTCGAAAGATTCTTAATCATTTCGTCATAGAACAAAGGAGCTGATCTGTCAAGGAGCTCCCAGCTCACAAATTGGCGGCCTGCGAACTTGTTAATATCCACTGTAAGATAGTCAGAAGTCATCCCGACTGCTGTAACAGCAGCACCTT